CACAGAGGCCATTGGGCTTGCTCCGAAGGCTCCATACGTAGCGGCAGAGGGCCAGATTGAAGGCTATGAGGAGATTTGGCAGAACGCGAACAAGCTGAATTACTCGGTACTGCCCTACAAGCAGGTGGATCTAGCAGGTAAGCCCGCACCTCCACCACAGCGTCAGTCATTTGAGCCGGCAATTCAGGCCACCACAATGGCCATGATGCAGGCCGCGAACGATCTGCGGTCGGTTACGGGCGTGCAGAGCGCAGCATTGGGTGAGCGCAGCAACGAGAAGTCCGGCATCGCGATTCAGGAGCGAGCCAACCAGTCACAATCGAGCAATTATCACTATGCCGACAACCTGACACGCTCGCTGAAGTACACCGGGCGCATTATCGTTGACCTCGGGCCGAAGATTTACGATGCCGAGCGCACCGTGAGGATCATTGGCGAGGATGATGTACAGTCCACCGCCAAACTAGGCAAGCAGCAGCCCAATCAAGACCAGATGGCGAAGGTTGAGAAGATTTACGACCTCAGCGTGGGCAAGTATGACGTAACCATCTCGACCGGGCCAAGCTACCAGACCAAGCGACAGGAGGCAGTAGACACACAGTTGCAGCTTGTGAAGGCTGAGCCGCAGCTACTGCCCATCATCGGCGACATCCTGGTCGGCAACATGGACATACCCGGAGCCGAGGAGATTGCGAAGCGCCTGAAGATCATGCTTCCACCGCAAATTCAGCAGATGGAAGACGCTGGCGACGGTGGAGAAATCCCGCCCGAGGCGCAGCAAGCCATTTCGCAGATGACCGAGCAGATTGGGCAGCTTACGCAGCACCTGAACGCGGCACAGGATGACCTCGACCACAAGACGACCGAGAAGCACATGGAACTTGAGTCGAAGGAGCGGATTGCCTTCGCACAGATTGCTGTGGATGAGCAGCGCAACGAAATTGAGTACCTAAAGGTGCAGGCATCACTGGCAGCGGCGGAGGCTAAGGCCAACGCAGAGCTTTCAAGCCAGATGGCAGCGCAGGAATACGACCACATCAATGCCGAACTCGACAGGCACCACGAGGCGGCTATGAGCGTGATGGAGCACCAGCAGGGGCTCCAGTCGCAGGACGTAGCGCACCAGCAGGGCATGGAATCGCAGCAGCAGGCAGCAGATTTGCAGCCTGAGCCAGCGGCTGAATAAGTTCGCCCCTAAGCACAACGGCATGTGGGCGGCGCAGATGGCGGTCTGCGATTAACAACACCGCTCCAAGTCCGGGATGTGACAGACGGATGCAACTATAGCCCCATAACCGGGGAATGGGCGGCACTCCTTCATTCCGGCAAAGTTTAGCACCAGCCCAACGTGAGGGTTAAGTCACGGCAAATCCAAGGAGAACACCTTGCCAGAAGAACTGCAGACATTAGCAGAAAGCCCAGCCGCGCCCTCAACCGAGGAGCAGAACACTACCGAGGCCCCGGCAGCCACGGAACAGCAACAGGAACCCGAAGGCGAGGAGCAGGAAAGCTCCGAGGAACAGCCTAAGCCCATTAAGGGCGGATTCCAGAAGCGCATCGACAGGCTGACACGCGAGAAAGAGTTCTGGAAAGCAGAAGCTCTGAAATCAGCGCAGCCGGTTGCGGAACAGGCGCAGACGGAACCCGAGAAGGCGAAGCCAACCCGCCAGGGGTTTGAGAGTGACGACGCATTTCTAGAAGCACTTGCCGACTACAAGGTGGAGCAGAAACTTGCTCAGGCCGACACAGAACGCAAGAAGCAGGAAGCCGTTGCCCCGCTTGTAAAGGCGCAGCAGGAGTTTGCCTCGTCTGTTCGTGATTACCACGAGACGATGCGCGAAGCCACTGACGTGCCGGTCAATGAGCAGGTTGCCAACTATCTACGCGATGTGGAGATAGGGCCGCAACTCGGCTACTTCCTTGCCAAGAATCCAGATGAGGCGCAACACCTCATCACGCTTGGCCCTGCAGCTTTAGCAAAGGCGATCACCGCTCTTGAGCCACGGTTCCTGAAACCTACGCCGCCTGCAAAGACGGCAACCGTGAGCACTGCGCCGCCACCCCCGAAGTCTACAGGCAAACCATCTGGCAGTTCTGAGAAGAACCCGGAAGAGATGTCGCCTACGGAATACAGGGCATGGCGGGCCAAGAAGTACCCCAACCTCTAAACGGGCTTGAGGGTACTGGGAGCCTTTCGTGGCCAATACCCTTCTTACCATCAGCATGATTACCAACGAGGCCCTCGCGGTCCTCGTGAACTCGCTGACCTTCACGCAGTATGTGAACCGTCAGTACGATGACAGCTTCGGCGTCAAGGGCGCAAAGATCGGCACGACCCTGAACGTCCGCAAACCCCCGAGATACCTCGGTCGTACCGGCCAGAACATCAGCATCGAGGATTCGACCGAAACGTCGATCCCGGTGGCACTCAACACGCAGTTCGGTGTTGATATCCAGTTCAGCTCTCAGGATCTCCTGTTGAGCATTGACGACTTCTCTGAGCGCTTCCTGAAGCCCGCAATGGCGACAGTGGCGAACAAGATCGACAATGACGGCGTAACGCTGATGGCCAACTCGGTCTACAACAGCGTTGGAACCCCTGGCACCGCTCTTTCCTCTGGCGATCTGATTCTGGATGCCGGAGCACTGCTGGATGACAACGCAACCCCGCGCGGCGACAGCCTGCGCTCGGCCGTGTTCTCTCCGAAGTCCTCGGCTGGCGTCATCAAGGGCCTGAAGTCGATCTTCAACGATGGCCGCTCGATCAGCGACCAGTACAAGACCGGAAACCTCGGCAACTTGTACGGCTTCAAGACCTCGATGGATCAGAACATCATCAACCGCACGGTTGGGCCGCTCGGCGGAACCCCGTTGGTCAATGGTGCCACGCAGACCGGTTCTTCGCTCGTTACCGATGGCTGGACGGCTGCGGCTGCTGCCCGCTTGAAGAAGGGCGATGTGTTCACGATTGCCGGAGTCTACGGAGTCAATCCGCAGAGCCGCGTGAGCACCAACAGCCTGCAGCAGTTCGTTGTGACGGCAGACGTAAGCTCGGACGGAAGCGGCAACGCTACTGTACCGATTGCGCCCGCCATCACCCCCACTGGCCAGTTCCAGAACGTTACCGCATCGCCTGCGGATAACGCTGCGATCACGGTTGTGGGCGCTGCAGGTACGGTGACCACGCAGAACCTCGCATATCACCGCGACTCGATCACGCTGGCGACTGCGGACCTCCCGCTGCCCGGTGGCGTGGACATGGCATCGCGCAAGGCTGACTCTCAGACGGGTCTCAGCGTTCGCGCAGTTCGCCAGTACAACATCACCACGGACCAGTTCCCGCTGCGTCTTGACGTGCTGTATGGCTGGGCCATGCTGTATCCCGAATGGGCTTGCCGCATCCAGGCATAGTCAACCCGAGGGGAGGGCGTTCTGTCCTCCCCTTTTCTTCCTAGCTAGCCTTCAACAATCGCTGACGCTCTAACCGATTGAATTCTTCGTCGGTGCAACGCCTGACTGTGAGCAAAGAACTCTTCTTTGGTCGGCCAGCCTTCAGTGCTTCGGCTTTCGTGCGGTGCCACTCGACGCTGGTAGGTGTCCAGTACCTTAACCATCCGAAACCTCGCATTGCTCACCTCTCGCGTCAATTTTAACCCCCTTCCGAAATATCTGGAGCCATTAAATGACCGCACGCGACCTCATCAGCGATGCTTTGCGCACAATCGGCGTTATTGCTGCTGACGAGAACCCGTCTGCATCTGAGGCGCAGCAGGGCCTGAGCAAGCTAAATCAGCTCATCGGCAAGTGGCGCACCCAGCGATTGAATGCATGGGCCATCGTGTCGGAGCGGTTCCCGTTTGTGGCGAACCAAAAGGTGTACACGATGGGTCCGGGCGGCGACTTCGACACCGAGCGCCCGCAGAAAGTGACAAAGGTACAGCTTTACTACACGCAGAACGGCGTAACTCTTCCGCTGAACATGCCGATTCAAATGCTGAACCTCGACCAATACCAGAACTTCATCGTTCCCGACACGGCAAGTTCGATTCCGCAGTATTGCTACGTGGATGACAGCTATCCGCTGCGAAACATCTATTTCTACACCGTTCCCAACGTCGTGGATTCGGTGGACATCTTCCACTGGACGGTGCTGCAGTCAGTTCCCACGCTGGGCACCGCTTTTGAGATACCGGACGGCTATTTGCTGGCGCTCGTGCTGGATCTTGCCATGCATCTCGCCCCGCAATATGGCACTGCCGCAGTTGCTGCTGCCGGATTGATTGCCGAACAGGCGATTGACGCTAAGGCTGCCATCAAGCGCATCAACATGCCCGCGCTATTGATGCAGTGCGACACAGCGCTTCTGCCTGGCATTCAGGGTGGGTGGAACTATCTAACGGGTGGCTTCGGACAGACGGGGACGAATTGAAGCTAAACGGCTTTATCGGCCCCGCATACACGGCCCAAAGCACGAACGTAGAGGCGCAGAAGTGCATCAACCTCTTTCCGCAGACCGATGAGACCGGCGCGGGCAAGAATGTCGCTGCGCTGCTGTGGAGGCCGGGGCTAAAGCTGTTCCTGCAGAACGACTATGTTTCGCGTGGCGAGTACACGACCACGGAGAGTGACAGGCTGTTCATTGTGGAGCGCGAGAACCTTTGGGAATTGTTCGCTGATAAGACCAAAGTCCTGCGCGGCACGCTGTTGAGTTCGGGTGGATTCGTAGGCATCGCGGACAACGGCCTGCAGATGATGCTGGTGGATGGCCCAAACGGGTATAGCTACGACCTCAGCTCGAACACGCTGACGACGATTGACGGCTTCCCCGCTGGCTCTACCCTGACATATCAGGACGGCTATTTCATCTTCAATGAACCCGGAACGCAAAAGTTCTGGATCACGGGCCTGAACGATACGACGGTTGACCCGCTGGACTTCTCGACGGCAGACGGCTCGCCTGACGACCTTTTGCTGGCACTGAGCGACCACCGCGAACTGTGGCTGGCCGGTCCGAAGAGTATTGAGGTCTGGTACAACTCCGGCGCTGAACTGTTTCCCTTTGCGCGTATCGACGGCGCGTTCATCCCGCATGGGATTGTTTCGGCGCAGTGTATGTTCAATGC